TGGTAAGGGTATCGGCGCACAACTACACAACGGGACGATCAATCTCCAACAGGGTATGAACTTACTCAAAGAGGCGTTGATCGACACCACCATTGGCGCGGCGGGCCAGCAAGAGTTGGTGACGAGGATGTTGCCAGAGTTTCGCAAACAAGCGATGGACGGGCTTGTATCGAACCCGATAGAAGGTCTTAGGCGGCTAGAGGCTGGCGAGTTGAAAGGCTTTCCACCGGACGAGTTGTTTAAACTCAAGGGTGATCTTGTGACCGCGATAAACGGCCTGAACAAAAAACAAAAAATGGAAGAATTTGCCGCCGCTTCTCAGACCCACAGTAAGGCGTTTGAGTTGGCGACAGGCCAAGGCACACCGCAAGAGGTTGAAGCCGCCAGCGCGGGACTTAGTCCTGAAATCAGGAATATGTTTAAGAAGATGGCGATTGACCGTGACCGCCCGGTTAGAACCATTGAAGAAAAATCAAACGCCAGTTCCGACTTGTTCTCCCGCTACGAGGAATTGAGCGTCAAGTTGAAGAACAAGAAACGGACTTCCACCTCAAGCATGGAAGAATTGTTGACGTTCCAAACAGAGACTACCCAACTTGTGCTTGACGGTTTCGTAACAAAGGGTGACGGACACCGTTATATCAAGAACGTTGAAGAAGTTATGCAGAGAAAAATAGAGGACGCGGGTACGAGTTGGGTTGAGATATTCGACCAGACCCCTTTCAACGTGGGTATGGACCGTGTGAACAAACACGTTGAGACAAACAAACTCAGCAAGTCGGCGCACGTTAATATCGCCCGGCGCTTCAACGAGTACCTTGACCGTGGGCAGATAGCCAGCGGGTCAGACCAGACAGAAGGCCGGGACGAACAGGTCAATATGTTCGCGGACCTTGCGATACGCGATTATGTGAACAAGCAAATCCCGGCGACCAGAGGATTGAAGACCCTGCCGAACAGCATAATCAGCAACGGTAAGATCACACCGGGTCTGCCGGGCAAGCGCGACTTGGCACCGACCAAACAAATTGCGGGCGGCACACAGACGGAGCATGACCCCCAGTCTGACACTTACGCTGTCGTAACCCGTGACAAGGACGGTAAGGTTACAGACTTCAAACAAGTCACCAAGGAACAGGCTTTCACCCCGCCGCCCACTCCGGTTGAGGAGGGCGCGGACCAAGACCCGACTGACGGTAGGGTGTTGATCGACCTACCGCAACGGGCGTTCGACCAGACGGGCGGCGAACAAGGTTCGTCCGATGACGTACCGACAGAAGCGCCTAACCTCACGATGGACGATACTGCCGCCGCCACGGACGCCACGGATGAGTTTCAGAAGAAACTCGCCGCTGACGCGGAGACTGAAATTTTACAAGGTGAGCCAGAGTTTGAGGACACAGACCCGGCACCGGGTAGTGTGGCCGTTAAAATTCCTCTCGCCCCGGCAGAGCAAGCTATTGATATGGTTCAGAGCCAGCTTATCGCCAACGAAGGCACGGGCGACACCCTGACCGGGATACCGACAGGCGAGGGTGGTATCACAGAGGTTCGCAAGAAAGAGATTGAGCGTAAGAAGGGCCGCGCCCTGACCGATGAGCAAGCCCGCAACGAAGCCGTCCGCGAGGACAGCGCGGCACTCACTGACGGTATGCCGGGCTTCAGCACCCTACGCGCCAACGTGCAAGCCGCGCTTGTCGATATGTCTTATACGGTTGGCGTCAACAACGTCCTGTCGTTCCCGAACTTACGCAAGGCCGTCTCAAGCGGGAATGTGGGCGCAATCCTACGCGAAACCCTCGACACCGCCGTTGTGGACGGGAAGTCGGTCAAGGGTCTGGCGTTGCGCCGGGCGCGTATGTTCAACCAAGCCAGCCGCGACTTCCGCATTACAGAGGTCGAGCAGTTGCGTGACGGCACCATCAACTACCTGTCAGGCACGGAGGTCTTGTTCACGTTTAAACAGCCCAAGCACAGCCAGAGTAAGGCCGGTAAAGAGACGGTAGCGCATGGCTGAACAAGGCGTCTTTAACCCCGCCAATTCCGTACCGCTTGGCACACCCGCACAGGTGGCGTCACCGCCCGCTGTCTTTGACCCGTCTAGGTCTGTCCCGTTGGGTCTGCCCAACGAAATGATTTTCAATGACCAGACGGGTGAGGTCATCGAAGCGCCGCACGGCACCACCGCCACCCTTGGCGAGATATTCAGCCGTGGTCTGGACAAGGGAGACGCGGACACAAAGATTAGCAAGCTACACTTTGAGCAATTCATGGGTAACGACACGCCCGCGATAACGGCAGAGATAGCCCGGCTCCGTAAACTAAGCGGCCCGCAGATTAAGACGGACGGTGTGCTTGGTGAGATATTCAGGGCGACAGCCCAACAGTTGCCCGTCCTGAAAGAGATTTTTGGACACGCCGCCGAACGCGGCGCACAGGGCGCTATCGGTGGCGGTATGTACGGCATGGCTTTCGCTGGCGTAGGCTCTGTGCCGGGGTTCTTTGCCGGGCTTGGCGCTGGTGCGCTGTCCGGTACGATTGAGGGTACGTTCATCCTTGAGACGGGCGAGACGTATGCAGAGATTAGCCAGTTTAAACACCATGACGGTAGTTTCGTGGACCCGATGGCGGCGCGTATCGGTGCTGTCGCGGCGGGCGCATTGTCGGCTGGCCTTGAGGTTATGCCGATGGCGTTGCTGTTCCGTCTTGTGCCGGGTAGCAAGAATGTAATTGGTAAGCTGGGCGACAAGGCGCTGAAGGCTCTGAAGATACCGACCGGAAAAACCGCGTTCAGAAAATTCGTCCTGAACATTTCTACCATCATGGCGGTGGAAACGGTCACGGAAGGTGGACAAGAGGAAGCCAAGATAATCGCGGGCGACCTTGTCAAGTTGACAACGGACGCCGCGACACCATTGGTCACAGGCAACAACGCCCTTGAGCGTGTGGCTAATGCAATGGAGGAAGCGTTGAAGGCAACCCCGTTAATCGCAACCGGGTTCTCAACGCCGAAACTAGGGGCCGATATACTTCAGCAACGCGCCGAAGCTAAGTTGCGCCCGAACACCAAGGAACAAAAAGTCGAGGATATGCCGAACGAGACGGTGGACAGCGTCACGAACAAGCTGAAGAAAGCGCCCGTGTCGGCAGACCTGAAGACCTACGATGTGGGTGAGTTGAACGAAACAGAGATAGAAGAATTGGAAGCGGCGGGGATTGAGGTTGCCGACAACGGCACCATCGTCGCGGCTGACGCAGAGCTTATCGCGGCAGAGAGCCAGCGCCGTACCGACTTCTATAAGAAGCAAGAGGCGTCACAGTCCAAGGCCGCGAACAAAGAGGCAGAGGTTGTCGAGCGCCAAGTCTCCCGCGCCCGCATTCGTAAGATTGACGAAGTGGTCAAGGGCATGGACGAGACTATTGACGCCACCCTTGAGACGATTGACCAGCTAAAGGCACAGGACAAGCCGACAAAGAAACTAAACAACCGGGTCAACAAGCTACTCAAGCAACGCGAAATACTGGACGAGGAACGCGCCAGCCTACTGACCACTGGCACCGCATTAGGTAAAGCGCGTGAGGCGCTGAAGGCCACCGACAAGCAAGTCGAGTTGAAGGGCGCGGAGTTAATCAAGGCGCAACGCCGCACGGCCAAGGCCAGAGTGCGGGCCGTCCAAAGCAGTTTAAACGCCGCGCTCAAGCTGGGCCGCGACAACGTCAAGGCGGCACAGTCAGCGGTGATCGACGTTATCAACAACTCAGCCCTGCCGAATGACCTCAAGGGTAAGTTCTTGGTTGCCATGCGAAACGTCCAGACCCTTGAGCAATTAAAGAAAGCCGTGCCACGGATACAAGCCCGCATCGACAAGATGGTGCATAAGAAGCGGCGCGGGGTTGTGCTGAAGCAACTCAAGAAAGTCATCAAGTCCACCAAGACCAAAGGCACGAAGGGTAAGTTCGGCGCAGAAGTCGGGGATATACTGAACAACGTCCGTAAGGCGTTCGGGCTATCCGATGAGGCCGCGCAAAAGATACTCGACGTTCAATCCGAAGCCGGGACCACAGAGATACCAACACCTGAACAGGCGTTGGAGAACCGTATCTTAATGTTACGGGCTGACCAAAAAGGCACCGACCTCAACCAGCTTGAGAGTTTGTTGGAAACCCTCGTCGCGTTGACGGAATTGGGTAAGGGTATCCGCAAGGCCGACATCCTCAAGAAACAGGAAGCCAGCGCCGCGCTCCGCGCAGAGTTGATAGACCTCATGGGTCCGGTGCGGGTAGAGACGGACGCACAACGCAGACGCCGTTTAGCGGCGGCGAAAGCGGAAGCGGTTATCTTCTTAGGGAATAGTGGTGCTTGGTGGAACAAGATCAAACGTATCATGCGTTCGTCTAACAAAGGCCGGGTTGATGCTTTCTTGGAGAAGGTCATCTTGTTTGACGAAAGCCGCAACTTTGACAAGGGTAAAGAGAACGCCGTCAAACGCTTCACTGAACTTATGATGGCCGCGCTGAACACAACGTCCGAACGCGACCTGTTGCGCTATATGCAAAACTCAGAGACAGAGCAATTGAACCTTGGCGCACACACTCACGCTGACGGGGTGCATGAACTTTTGGACATCAAGACCCGCGCTGAACTACGCAAGCGCATCATGGAATTGAAAGCGCCCGACCTTAAAATAAGTATGATGAACGAGGAGAAGGGGAACAGGTACACTCCGCAAATCATTGAGGTGTTGGAAGGGGCGATGAACGAAACTGATTGGCGTATGGTAGACGCGCAGTTGCAGTTCTACGCCGAATACTTCCCGCGCATCAACGAGGTCTATGCGCGGGTGTATGGTATGTCCCTGCCTAACCTTGAGTTTTACAGCCCTATCAAACGCGAACACGGTAACGAACAGCTTGATGAGTTTATGAAGGGCATCCACTATCGCGGCGGTGTTGCGCCTAGTAGCCTCAAGAGTAGGAAGCCAAGTATTCGAACCATCAGGGCGATTGGCGACATGACCGTGTTCCAATCCCACATCAATGAAATGGAATACTTTATCGCCTACGCGGAGAAGGTACAGACCTTGAACCATGTGTTCGCCAACCCTGAAGTGCAAGACCATATGCAACGGGTGTTTGGCGAAGACTTACAAAAATCCATCAACGATGATCTGGACGCCTTTTCAAAACGGGGTGTGCAAAACTCCCTTGTCGGTGAACAAATGTTACAGGTGCTTTACCGTAACTTCACGTTCGCCCAGCTTGGCGCTAAACCGCAAATCGGGTTGAAGCAGTTAGCCTCGTTCGCCGCCTACATGGAAGACGTAAAGACAACCGACTTCCTTGAGGGGTTGGCCGTGTTCGCCCGGCACCCGAAACGGTCCCTTGAGGTATTGAGGAACAGCCAGTTCTTTGCAGACCGTGGAATAAACATCGACCAAGATTACAAGGCCATGACAGAGGGTAGGTCGAAGATTGACATTATCGGTAACAACCCGACCCTAGCCCATATCCTTATGCTACCGATTAGGTGGGGCGACAAAGGCGCTATCGCTATCGGCGGGTTCGCCCACGTTCATGCTGAAATGAAAAGAAACGGCGGCGACCAGAAAGCCGCGTTGCGGTCTTTCGACCTGTTGTCTGTCCGCACCCAACAGTCCACCGACATTGACCAACTCTCCGCATTACAACGGACGAGTAGTTTAATCAGGGTGTTTACACGCTTTATGTCTTCAGCCAACGCCCTGACCCGTGCAGAGTATAACGCCATCTTGGATAAGAAGGCGGGCCGTATCAGTAAAAAAGAGTTCTGGAAACGTATGATGGTCTACCACGTTTTCATCCCCGGTTTAATTCAGTTCATAGCCAACGGCGTTACTTGGGATAGGGACGATCAACTCCGTGCGTCCCTGCTGGGTACATTCAACGGGGTATTCTTATTCAAAGACGTAGCTGACGCACTCTTTCGTTGGGGTATGGACACTAAGATTTTCGACATTGAAGGTGGACACCCAATGGGTTTCGTAGACGATATGTTTAGATCAATGGCTGATTTCGCAGAGAACGGTATACCGATGGAGGACATCATCGAAGGAACCAAAGCCATAGACGGGTTTCTCGACGGGCTTGGGGCGCTTACGGGTGTGCCGCTCAAGACTATATCCCGCGAATTGCGCGGTCTTGGGCGCTTGGCGACAGGTGCTAGGGGCGACGAGGCTGTCCGTGGGGGGGCAGAGGCTATCGGGTATTCCCCCTATACCATTGATGAGAAGATACTCGCAGAGTGATGTTTAAACGTGTTAAGTTACCATTTCGCAGAGGAATTTGAATTATGACGCTCAGTTCAACAGTCAACAGAACCAGCACGGACGGTGACGGGAGTGCCGTCAACTTCAGCTTCCCGTACCTGTTCTTTAACCAGGATGATCTGACGGTCATCTTGGTTAATGAAACTACGAATGTTGAAACCACGCAGACCATCACCACGCATTATACTGTGACGGGCGCGGGCGTTGCGGCTGGCGGTACGGTCATAATGGGAACGGCCCCGACTACCAATCAGAAGCTGGTCATTCAACGTGAAGAGCAATACACACAAACCCTAGACCTTGTAGAGAACGACCCCTTTCCGTCAGACCT